CTTGTAGGTGAAGATAACTTCTTCCTCTTTGGTAATGATGAGAAAGGAATATCAGATCTATGGGCAAATGGATATGAACCTAAGCATTATATGAGTCCAGAATTATGGGAAGCAATCAATCTTATTAAGGGTGGACATTTTAGTAATGGTGATAAAGAAAAGTTTGAACCACTATTAAATAATCTATTGAATAATGATCCCTTCTGTGTAATGGCAGATTTCTCTGATTACTGTGATGCACAAGATCGTGTAAGTAGTGCATGGAAGGACTGGAAGAACTGGCAACGTATGTCGGTTTTCAACACTGCTAGGTCGGGTTTCTTTTCTTCCGATAGATCAATACGGGATTATTGTAAAGAGATATGGGGAATATCCGAACCTGGTAAATCGAAGTATGTGCTATAAATAGGTATGGATGCCTTCGGGGTCCACAAAACATAAACTCGCTTTTAAAGGAGCTACTATCATGGGCACACTAGCCAGGTATCATGCTGCAAATCTTCCTGAACTCTTAGAGAAGATTAATAGGAACAGCATAGGATTAGATGATTATCTCAATAGATTTTGGGATAGTGATGTAACAACCAATTATCCACCTTATAATTTAGTACAAATTAATAATGTCTTATCGAAACTCGAAATCGCCCTTGCGGGATTTAAGAAAGATGAAGTATCAGTCTATACGGAGTTTGGAAAATTATCTGTGGAAGGCAAAAAAGAAGAATCAAAGGATGATGGAGAATTTGTCCACAAAGGATTGGCCCAACGCTCCTTTACCAGACACTGGACGCTCGCCGACGATACAGAGGTACGATCGGTCCGCTTTGACGACGGACTCCTCGTGGTTGCATTGGGAAAGATAGTTCCAGACCATCATGCAAGAAAGGATTATCTGTGATATAATAATCCTATATCGGTGATCATAGAATGAAATTGAATGCGTCGAAATTATTAACGGGACTGGAATTTAAACAGTCCCTTCGATATGGAGAGAACCCTCATCAGAATGCCACTTGGTGTATTTTTCCTGATGAGGGTTTATCTTGTGCTCATCAATTGCAAGGTAAAGAATTAAGTTATAATAATCTTATAGATTTAGAAGCAGCAATAACTACAGTTCAAGAATTTAAAGATGATGCTGCTGCTGTCGTCATTAAGCATACTAACCCTTGTGGGGTGGCGATAGGAAATGATATCTATAGTGCTCTTATCAGGGCATTGGATGGTGATAGAACAAGTGCATTTGGTGGTATTATTGCTCTTAATAGAACAGTAACTTCGGAGTGTGCAAAAGAGTTAACTGGTGCTTTCTATGAGTGTATAGTAGCACCCGCATTTGATGATGAAGCAAAGGAGATTTTTGCTACTAAGAAGAATTTAAGATTACTTGAATTAGATATTGATAACATGAAGGTTAACCCTTATAATGTTAGGAGTATTTTAGGAGGAGTTGTAGTACAAGAGAAAGATAATAATCCAATTGATATTGAAGAATGGAATGTATGTACTGAAAGACAACCTACCCAGAAAGAATTTGTAGATCTTATCTTTGCATGGAAGGTAGTAAGACATGTTCGTTCTAATGCCATATTAGTTGCTCGTGATGGTAGAACATTGGGTGTAGGTGCTGGGCAAATGAATCGTGTTGGTTCTGCTAATATTGCATTACAATCTGCTGATCCTGGGGCTGGTTCTGTATTAGCAAGTGATGGATTTTTCCCATTTGGTGATACAGTAAGATTGGCAAATGATTTTGGTATTAAAGCAGTCATCCAACCAGGGGGAAGCATCAAGGATCAAGATTCTATTGATGTTTGTAATGAATTGGGTATGACTATGCTGTTAACTGGTAAACGACATTTTTTACACTGATGGATTATAAAAGAGCTGGAGTAGATATAGAAGCGGGAAATGCTTTTGTAGAAAGAATTAAAAAGGTGGCACCTAATATTGGTGGGTTTGGTGGTATGTTTAAAGTACCTGCTGGATATGAGAAACCTGTATTGGTTTCTGGTACTGATGGGGTAGGTACTAAGATAAACGTCGCAAAAGTTTTTAATGATTATACTACTATTGGTATAGACCTCGTTGCGATGTGTGTCAATGATGTGATATGCACCGGTGCCAAACCTTTATATTTTTTAGACTATATTTCTACAGGCAAGATAGATGATAACCTAGATCAAATAATGCAGGGTATCATCAAAGGATGTGAGATAGCAGACGTAGAACTTATTGGTGGAGAAACTGCTGAACATTCTAGACAAACTCAGTATGATCTTGCTGGATTTTGTACGGGTATTGTAGAAGAGAGTGAGATAGTAGATGGTAAACTTATTAAACCTGGAGATGTGGTTATTGGTATAGAGAGTAGTGGATTGCATAGTAATGGATATACTTTGATTAATGATATGTTATTCAGGCACAAAATCTTTTATAAAGAAACACCAGAATTACTTACTCCTACTACAATCTATGCGCCTTTAGTTAAGCATTTATTGGAAGAATTTCCTATTCTTGGTATGGCACATATTACTGGGGGTGGTATACCGGGGAATCTACCAAGGTGTTTGCCAGAAGGATTGAGGGTAGATGTAGATTATAATTCTTGGCCTCTACCTGATATCTTTAAGAAGGTTATGCTTGCTGGTGAGATATTAGAAGAAGATATGAAGACCACTTTTAACATGGGTATTGGGTTCTGTATAGTAGTTCCTGAGGAAACTGTTGTAGAGACAGAACTTATTATTCATGGCCATGATATGAGGTCTTGGATTATTGGTGAGGTTATGGTATAATACATATAGGTAAAGGTTAAAAATGACTGTCAAACTATCATTATTAAAATCAGGAGAAGATGTCATTGCAGATGTCGAAGAAATGATTCTTGATGAGAAGGTGGTTGGATATTTTTTCAATGATCCTTGTGTTGTTAAGTTGTTAGCAAAGGATGCAGGTAACAAAGGGAGAACACCATGCCAATTGCAGTTGACTCCATGGTTGCCTCTTACAAACGAAAAGAAGATTCCAGTTGCACCTGACTGGGTTATAACTATTGTGGAGCCAATGCCCCAATTAAAAAAAATGTATGAAGATGGAGTTCTAAAAGATGGCGGACAAGACGATCAAAGTAATAGCACTGACGATGACTCAGCAGCTGTTGATTAGTGAGGTTGAAGAAGTACAAGCAGTAGTTCCTGGAGAACCAGATTGCCGACTAATTAATCCATTTGTTATCACTACTTCTGACCAGAAGATAACTCTTGAAGAGGGGGTATTGGTTCTAGCTCCTTGGTTAATTAATATTACAAGAGATGATATATTCATGATTAGTTCTGATAAAATACTGACCTTGTGTGAACCAACTCCCACACTCCTTGAAAAATACCTGGACCTTATTAAAGAATGAAGTTTTACACTAATGTCCAACTAATCGGGAACCAATTCCTGGTTAGGGGTGTTGATGGTGGCAAGAGATATGAGCATAGGGATGAGTTTTTCCCCACTTTATTTGTCAAATCTAAAGGAAAGGCTAAATATAAAACGTTAAGTGGAGAAAAAGTTGAAGCTATTAATCCGGGAACGGTCAGGGATTGTCGTGAGTTCTATAAGAAATACGAAGATGTTGAGGGATTTGAGATATACGGTCACGATAGATACATTTACCAGTACATATCGGAGAAATACCCTGAGGATGAAATCAAGTTTGACATTAGTAAGATTAAATTGGTTACTCTTGATATTGAGGTTGCGTCTGAGGAAGGATTTCCGGATGTTGAATCGTGCAGTGAAGAGATCCTCGCAATTAGTATCCAGGACTATACAACAAAGCAGATCGTTACTTGGGGTGTTAAACCCTTTAAGAATAGTAGGAAGGATGTAACATATCATCATTGTCCTACGGAACATGAACTTTTAGGTTCATTCATTAATTATTGGATGCAGGATGTTCCTGATGTAATTACTGGGTGGAACATTCAATTATATGATATTCCTTATATTTGTAAGCGTCTTAGGAGGGTGCTTGGTGAGAAACTGATGAAGAGGATGTCTCCCTGGGGGTTGTGTAGTGAGGGAGAAATACATCTTATGGGACGTACTCATACCACTTTTGATGTGGGTGGAGTAACTCAGTTAGATTATCTTGACCTTTATAAGAAGTTTACGTATAAAGCACAGGAATCATATCGTCTTGATTATATTGCTGAAGTAGAACTAGGGCAGAAGAAATTAGATCACAGTGAGTTTGAAACTTTCAAAGACTTTTATAATAAAGGATGGCAGAAGTTCATTGAGTATAATATTGTTGACGTAGAATTGGTTGATCGTCTTGAGGACAAGATGAAACTGATTGAACTTGCACTTACTATGGCATATGATGCTAAGGTAAATTACAATGATGTTTTCTATCAAGTCCGGATGTGGGATAATATCATATATAATTA